CTAAATTTGGATAATAAACTGGTAATGCCGATGATCCTCCTATTAAATAACCAGTTTCCTCTAATCTTCTTATAGCAAATTCTACTCTATCAGGTGGATAATAATCATCGTCATCAAAACAAACAATATATGTACAACCCATTGATTTTGCAATATCATTTAGTGTATTTCTTTTGGATCCAATAGGTTTTTTTTCTTTGTCATACAAATATAATATTCTTGCAAAAATATCATTATCTAAACTATTAAATAAATCCTCATTTGATTGTTCAGAATCATCTAGAATTATCATTGTTAAAAGTTCTTTTGGATATGTTTGATAGCAAAATTGATATATTAAATTTGGTAAAAACTGTCTCCTATTATATGTGGGACAAATAATAGTTACTTTATTCAAAAATGTATATTTTGACGTTTCTGTATTCGTCTTTTTTAATAAATTATCAAATAAATAATCAGCCATTTATATATTTATAATGAAATTTAATATATCTTAAAAAAATCCCTAATAATATTATTATAAATATATCTAATTTTATTTATGGAAATATCTAAACATTCGGATTATGACAATATTAATAAAGCTTCCAATGGATTATCAAATTTAGGAAATACATGTTTTTTTAATTCTATTTTACAACTACTTTATCAATGTACTGTATTAAATAAATTAATCTTATCTAATAATTTCACTGGTACTTTAATATCCTATTATTCTAACTTTTTAAATTCATATCTTAATTCTCGATCATACATATCTCCTTCTGATATTGTTATTCATGTATCACAAATTCTTGGACGCAAAGGTTCCCAACAAGAAGATGCAGATCAATACCTGAACTATATAATTGATAGTTTGATAAATGAACTAAAAGATTTTACAAAACAAAAAAATTTAGGTCAAACACTTATATCAAATAAAAATTTATCATTAGATGAATTAATTAATAATTTATTCACTATTAAAATTAAAAAAACATTACAATGTCCTAATTGTTTAAATTGTTCTGAATCAGATGATGATATTAATAAATTCTATCTATCTATTGATCAACAAGTTGAACAATCTGTTTCAGAACAAAACTTAAAAAATCTCATTGACAAATATTTATTTGAAATTCTTGATCCCGAAAACAAATGGAAATGTGATAATTGTTCAAATAAAGTTCAAGCAACTATATCTAGAAAAATAATTAAACTTCCTAAATATTTAATTATTACTCTGAAAAGATATGATAAATTTAACAATAAAATTAATACTCCAACAGATATGGCTAGCAATATTAATATCAATAACAAATCATATTATCTTAGAGGTATCGTTTTTCATTATGGAACAACTAGTGGTGGTCATTATGTCTATTATGGCAACAAAGGTGAAAATATTAATAAAGATGATTGGTTTTTATATGATGATTCATCAGTTAGTAAAATATCAAATAATACAATATCTGATATTAAAAAACATGGTTATATCTATCTATATATTAGTAAATAAAATCTAATCCTGAGACAAGATTTTTTTAAATTCTGGCGGAAAGTCCAATAGTAACAATTTTAATATTGATGGAAATATAATATTTTTCATTTCGGTTTCAAAATTAATCATTTTTTTTTCAAAATCAATTATTTTCTGGTTTAAGATAATTATTTCTGACATATTCTGTATTTCTTCGATATCCTTTTCCAATAATAGATACTCTTTTGCTAAATCTATAATTGGTACAAATATCTGTTTTTCTATATATGATTTGTCTATAATCTGTAGGCCTAAAATATTTATCTTATCTGCCATTTGTTCTATATATTCCATTGTTGGTTTTTCTAGTTCAATTAATTTTATTAATAATCTAGAAGTACTTAAATTCTTTATTATTTCTAACAAATCATTTGGCAAGATATTATCTAATTGTTTTATTAAAATATCTTTTTTTACATCTATTTGTGATTTTAATGTAATTATATTTGTTTGGTATAATATTTTATTTTCATCTAATGTAGTTAATTGACAAATATCATTATTTTGATCAACTATTGTTGTTAATACTATTAATTTATTAATATTATTATTATTTAGGTCAGATATACAACATCCCATTGTATATATATATATATTGTTTAAGATCTTTTTTTTGAATAAGATAAATAATTAGCCTTAATTGAAAACTTTTCTTAATGGTTTTTATAGAAAAGTTTTGATTTTTGATTTTTGATTTTTGAATAAATTATAAATTATATATCTTTGATCAATATATAAATCTACAACTTGATGGTTTATTTAAAAATTAAATCAAATAAAAATAATATAATAAAATTATATCATAATCATCATATAATTTATCTAAATGGAAAAAATAATTATTTGATAAAATTAGATTATGATATTGATAATCTATATATGGAAATAAATAAAACAAAAATAATATTTAATGCAATAAAATTTGATATCAATTATACTAAGAAAATTCATTCGACTAAATCTAATATAATGATCTCTTTAAAAAAACTCTTAAATAAAATACACTCTGAAATTATTTATCCCATTAATCCAATTCCCATCGTTCAAAAGCATCTTAATTATTTATATTTTCCCAAATTTAAATCACTATTACCAGAATGGAAATCAGAAACTAATATATTTTATAAAATATCAGATTATCTCAATTTGAAATCATTTAGAGTTGGAATAACTAATTTTAAATTACTAGAACTAATCTTTAATAGCGAATATATTGGTAAAAAACTAATACATAATTTCTCTATTAATATTCAAAAATATAATATAGTCAAACCATACACTTTCCGTAATGTCTTTACTCGTAGGCTAAAATCTATATATGATCATAAGCCAATTTATAATGATAATTTATATTCGGTTGCATCATCAAGAGTACATTATTATAAAACGGTATTAAAATCTAATTCTAATATAATTATCAAAGGATCTAAATTTGATTATAAGAAAATAATTAAATCAAATTCTAATTTTGAACCCAAATTTATGATTGTTTTTAGATTAGCACCACAAGATTATCATCATTTTTATATGCCAACTACTGGTAAATTAATAAATTATTATTATATGGGAGATGATTTTCAATCAGTTGGATATGATTTTATATATTCAACTAGATTTAATCCATTGAATGATAATTTTAGATTGGTGTTAGGATTTGAGCATCTAAATTCAACTAAACGATTTTATTTGGTAATTATCGGAGCAACAACGGTAGGAAGTATTATTGTTGAAAAACTTAGAATAGGTCAAATATATTTGTCCAAACAGTATTTGGGTTATTTTGATTTGGGTGGTTCTTGTGTAGTATTTTTGACAGAAAAAGATTTTATTTTAAGAGAAGATTTAATGTTAAATTCAGCTACACATATAGAGACATATTTCAGTGTATTTGATGAGATTAGTAATTTAAATAATATGAATTATTATCAAATGCCGTTAATTGATAATAAACATTTAAATTTACATTATAATAATATTTCAAAACGTAAAGAATTAATAAATAAATCAAAATCAATCAAAATATTACTAATTTTAATAATATTAATTATATTGTTCTCACGTCAATATAGAAGTTGATTATTGATCGAATACAAAATTTGATGGAATATAATTAATAGTATGTGAATTACCAATAAGTTCATTATTGCAAAATATTTTTAAATGACCTGAACCATTAATTTGTGCATCCAGAATAATTTGATTATCATTTATTATGGGATTTTCACATGTTATAATATAATTATTAATATTTAATTCAAATTTATAATCCCCTAAATTATAATTGTATATGTCAATGTTTACATCTGTTATATGACAAGTATTTTTAGTATTAGTAGTAATACTAACTGATGTTATAGGATTAAAAGATTGAATAGTACTTATTATGTGGTATTTAGATATTATTATAATTTTATAGGTTGAAAATTTAAATTTAAAATCATTATCTGTTAATACTAAAGTAGTATTATCTTTATTAATCATTTCATTTTTTAGTAGAAATGTTTTGACAAATGACTTTTCCGAATTAATAATATTTATTTCATAATTTTCGATATTTCCAATTATATCAAAACTGTCAGTTGATATAGTTTTATTATTTAATGTAATTTTTTTGATAGTCAAAAATTTAGACGATGGATCTGTTTGTGAGAAAAGAGCTAATCTGTTGTTTTCTAATGCATTTTTATCTTTAGTAAAAGCAAAATTATCTTGTTTTAATTGTTCGTTTTGTTGAGTAAGATCTGAGTTCTCTTCTTTTAATTTGTTTATTTGTTCCAAAAACTTTGGGTTCTCTTGTTTTAATCTATTATTTTCTTCAGTAAGAGCTGAATTCTTTTTTTCAAATTCATCTATTTTTGCCCTAGGATCTGATGTCCCTTGTTCTAATTTTTTTATTTGTACCAAAAGCTTTGAATTCTCTTCTTTTAATCCATTATTTTCTATAGTAAGATCTGAAATTTGTTTTGAATTACCGATACCCATTATATAATATTCATTTAGATATTTTTTGAATAAGGTAAAACTTTATAACTTATAATTTTTTTATCAGTCAGAAATATTATTTAGTTTGTCTTAATTATGAACTATTAAGAAATGTTTAATATGGCGAAGATGTTTTAATATGTGAGGGGGTACCTCACATAAAAATCATATTAATAGCTATAATTTTCTTGAGCTGTAATATTATTTAAATGTCTAATATTAAATACAACAAAACATGTTCTAAAATGATCATAATATATTGATAACATCAAATCAATATTACAAAATAAATCAGATAGCTCAAGTCTATAATTATCTAAATTAATAGATTTAGTATATAGATATGATAGTAAATATATACACGTCTCAATATATGGATCAATTCCAATTATTATATTGTCTGATTTTTTTTCATTAGAATTAATTTTCATTGAACATTGTATGATTGATTTATTTGATTTAGTCTTATCGTTTCCATATGAGTTATTATAATATTCATCATTAATTATTTTATCATTTTGTTGGATATCAAAATTAGTAATTTCTTTATTTAGGATTTTTCTAAATAATTGGATCCAACAATGAAAACCAGATTCTTTTCTTGTTTTTTTGGAATTTTCCCCAACAAATATATGTTCAAATGCACAAGTGTTTAATTTTTTAGATTTAGGATTATAACTACAATATAAATCAAAGAATATATGACGAGTTATTTCAATCAATTCATCAATAGTTATTGAATATTTTTCTGATATGTTTTTGAAGTATCTTTTATTTTTTAACACATCTAAAAAATTTTGAATTTCTTTTTTTTTATTATCATCATATGATTCTGATTCCGATAAATCTGAATGATAATTATTTAATAATCTAACAAATATTTCTATCTCTGGTAATTTTAAATAATTATTAAATTCGTCGGGATCAAATTTAATTAACGATTGATTATTTGTTTTTTTAATCGTATAATTCATAAAATCATATTTTTCATTTAATAGTAATAAATCTGTAATATCAGATCTAATATCATCAATACATAAGTGTTTTATGTTTTGCATTTTAGCTATATATATACATGTATATAATATTATAATCTATCAAATGGTTGAAATTATTAACCACTTATTTGAGCACTAATCTGGTCATAAGAATAATCATTTGATCATCCAACCAATCAACCAATCATAGCAAATTTGAATAATAAAATAAATAAACAAAAGAATATTTTTTATTTTTGTTTCTTTCATTATAAATATTAATTTATAAATGGGTAATTTATGTTCAAACACAAAAAATAATTCTGATCAACCTATAATAAATCAACCTAAAACTGATCCAATAACATTTGACAAATCTAATTTTAAAATTATTGGTACATATTCTGACAAATCAACACAAACTAAATCTGAATTAACAATTAATTGTTTTAATAATAAATTTGAAGTATATATAAAAGCAACTGGTCCATCGCCTAAAATACCAAATTCCTATATATTTGAAATATATATTGATCCTATTGGTAATATGTATAAATCAGACTCTAAAGATGGTATTCTAGTTAAATATGATTTTTCCCAAGGAAATTCACCTTATCCACAAATTCATATAATTGATCATAATGAACAGATAAAAAATATGACATCTATACAATTTACTAATCCAGTTGATAATGCATCTTATTCTTTGGCAGATCAAATTAATAAAAAATATTCCAATCGAATATACTTATCATTAGGTGGTTCTGTTGATTGGATTTATGATAATTCTACTAAACAAACTAATCCAAAAATTTTTGGCATTGAATCAGCAACATATTCCGTTCCAGATAGTCAATTGAAATCAATGGATGATTTCTTGAAGAAAAGTGAAAAAATAGTTGCTTTACCAGTAATACCTTTTACATTTGACTTGTTTGATTTAGATAAAGATGAAAAAGGTAATTTAATCTTAAAACAAGATTCAAAAGCTAAATTAAATGAATTCTTAGAATCTGATATACAAATACAGAAATTACTATTTGATCTAAATTATATGGAATTAGTAAAACAATCTAAAGCTAAATATTTAAAACTAATACTTAATAATTATATTATATATAAAAATGGATTAGCTACTGATATATTAAATACATCATTTTCAGATCTAATATTACAAATAAAAGAAGATTTTGATTTTATTAGACAAGGTA